CGATCCTGGCCTGGAAAGGCTCGATCCTAAGCAGTGGTCATTATATGAGTACACATCCTTGCAAGGCGGCAACATTCCAGCAGCCGAAATTGCAGAAGCTAGAAAAACACTAGCGCCTGAAGTGTTCGAGCGCGAGTACGAAGCAAAGATACTATCAAATACGGGTCTTGTGGTGTCGTGTTTTTCGATGGATAATATCGACTCAACGATTGAGGACGATCCAAGGTTGCCGCTATATGTTGGAATGGACTTTAACAACGATCCGCTTACTGCTATTTGCGCAAACATTATTAAGGTAAACGGCAGAGCTGTAGAATTGCGAATTTTTAATGAACTGAACCTAAAGGGCGCCAATACATGGGACATGGCAGACGTGCTAATTGATTTATATGGTGGCGAATGCTGGGCAAGCGAAGACGCGGATACTCGCCGCCGCATTATTGCTTGCCCTGATCCGACCGGCAAAAGAAAGCAAACGTCTGGTGTTGGCGTTAGCGATCACCAGATCCTTAGGAAGGCTGGCATTACTGTTTTTGCCCCTGAAGCGCCCTACAACACCGCTGACAAGATTCGATCCGTGAACGCAGCACTGCGCACAGCAGACGGGGAAGTGCATACCAAGATTCATCCACGTTGCCGGGAGCTGATAAAGTCGTTTCGCACGCTTGGTTACGCCGAAGGAACAAGAATGCCAAACAAAAAACTTGGCGTTGATCATGCTTTCGACGCCTTTGGTTATTTATGTCTGGGCAAATTTAACCTTGCAAAAGGCGAATCGGGTACTGTTACTACCCACAGAGTCTACTAATTCTCTATATTTTGCCTTTTTCTGGCGATTCTGGCGGTGGCTCCAGTGTGACTGGCCCTTTCTTCGTCCAGATCAGCCGCCAGCTTTCGACCTGCTCTTCAGGCGACTGCAGGGTGTACCAGAGGTGGCCGCATTGATCGCAGCGCCGCCGTCTTGCGCGACTACCGCACGCTGTCATGCGTGTTTCTGTGATAGTTACATCAAGAGATCCGCAGCCTGGACTTACGCATTCAGCCAAAACGACTCGCTTGCCCATTGCTGTTTACAGGCTAGGATCCCTATCGGCGTTGAGTCGATTTTCCACCAACTTGGCAAAGCCAGCAATATCGTGCCAGCTATCGGCATAGTTGGGATCGCCGCAAACAATGCGGCCTACTTTATGAAAAACCATGTCCAGCGATTCCTGTTGATCTGCTGCGAGCGTCTTTCCGCGAGAGCGAAGGTAGGCAGCGACAACTAGCTTTAAGTCTTGTGTAACTTGAGCGTGATCCGCGAACCTGCCGTAGCGCTTGCCGCGTTCTTCTAGTGTTTCTTCAAGGTTTGCCATGACTTTAGCCCTTGGATGCGGTGACAATTGCATCGTTATTATACCTGCCGGTGACGGCATAAGAGCAACAAGGTTCGGAATCCATCGTAGAAAACTTCATCTGCCCGATTTTCATGCCTGGATAAATGCCTATCGGCCAAAGCTGGCGAACATTCTTAAGCTCAAGTGTTAAGCGCGAGCCATGCCGGCCGGGATCGCAAAAACCAGCCATCAAATGCTGTAATCCACTCCTTGCGCGAGAGGATTTAAGGATAAATTGGCCTTCTAAGTCGTTGGGAATGTTGAAAAACTCTTCAGTTTCAGCCAGAAAAAATTGTCCTGGCACTATGAGATAAGGATTTTTCTTTGTGTATTTAGCGATTGAAACTAGCACCATCTCTGGGCTTTCCGCTGATTCGATCATAATGTTGCTGCCCAAGCGCAAATCAAGCGATGCCGGGTTGACCAGCGCAGGATCATACGGAGTGACCATGCCAGCCATGCACCGTTCGTGGATCCGCCAGTCAGCGAGAGTGCCCATGATGCGTTGATTGTTGCAGCGTCATTCTATCACGTTGCTTGCCGGCAAGGGATGAGCTATGATTGAGCCATGGAACGCCCCCGCGAGTTTACGATGGTCCGGCACAATGGCGAGATTGGCTGGAAATTGCCATATTCCTACAAACTGTTACCGTCCTCTGCAACGGCTGGCGTTGTTGTCGTTGATCCGGCAGGGGTAACACGTCTTGTCGCTCGCAAGACGCTGACGCTGCGATGACCGTGCTATAATTGATGGGTAACCAGCAAAGGGCTGACCATGCCTGATCATCCGACTTTTATTGATGAACTGTTTAATGACGCAAGCCGCCGTCGAATCATCGTGTCTGGCCGGCAGTGTGGGAAGTCTGCTATTGCTTTCGAGATGCACAAAAGAGCGCTTGAGCGTGCTACTCAAGGCGGTTTTGTTGACCCGCCCCGCCGTTTGTGGAGCAGGGAAGATGGTGGTGCTACTATACCTTGCCCATGGGGGAGAGAGGATGGCCCCGAGAAGTTGATTTACGATGCTGCCACAGGGCATATAAAGCCTGCAGTTGACCTTAAGCCTCGGCGCGAAGTTGATAGGCTGCGAACTGCTGACATTCTTCAGGCAATGACCATGCGCAATGCCACTGATAAAGTTATTCCAGAAGAGTGGATGGACGAATTAGGCGATCTTGTTTGGCGTGAGCGTGATAGACTGGCCGCTGACGCTGGAAACTGATTGTAAGCCTTGATTTATGTGCTAGAATCAAACTGTCTTAACTCAACAGACCACCATGGACGAAGCCCTAACGCCAAAGCCTGAGCGAGATGCTGACTGGGATCCTGAAGAGGATCTAATGCAAAGGATTCTTGCTGAGTGCATGAAGACTGATCTTTCTGCTGTACATGCTGCTGGTACGTGCCACGCTGTTGGCGTGCTACTTTTGGCGCAGGCTTACAATTTGACACAGAGAGAAGAAGTGCAGCCCCTGCCGCTTGGGGATGACATTGTATTTGTTGAGCCATAAACGCAACCCCTACCCCCGGTTACTTGTACGCCAACTTATACGCTAGCTTGTACGCTGGCGTATTTTTGTGTGTGGGTGTATTGTTGGGAAAAGAATGAAAAACATGCAACAGTTCGGTTTGTGGGCGAATTGTTGTTATATTTTTACGCAGGCTCTGCGAGATGGGAGAGGTATGGGCACCCCCTCCCCGCTATGCGAAAACCGCAACCCTGCCCCCGGTAAGCATAGCAAACCGGGGAAGGATTAAGCCTAGTCGTGATAGCCAAAGGTAGGCGAATCGTTGCGCAGATCATAAGCAATCCCGCGCAAGATATAAACGTGATCTTCTAACTTATCACATTTTAAGAGATCAGCCACAGTCATGGCATGTAGCATATCTAGTACATTCCAAGCGTGACCATAAGCGGGGACCATATAGGCTTGTGGACCGTGCCTTCTGTCTTCTTCGATCACGCGCCTAATAGTACGGAGAGCGCCACTAGCAAGGGTAGCTAGTTGGCCGTTTGTCATTGTGCTGACTGCCATGGGTTGGGTTGGGTTGTTTGCCTGTTCATTCTAGGGTCAGATGCTACGCTCTGCTTTTGACCCGTAACAGTTAGTAATGTGGCTGGCTAGGTGCAGGATGCTAATTACATGTCATCGTCTGGCCACTTGAAGCCAGCGGGAACAAGCCAAACATCTTGATCCTGATATAACGTCTCGCCTAATTCTGTACTGTAATTATCTAACACACTTTCCCATGCTTCCCAGTAAAGGTCAGACTCTATATCTCCCAATACCCTTGCATACTCTATGTCTATATTACAACGCTTGCAGTCTGCCTCAGTAAGGTATCTAGTACCGAACATCTGCGGAATATAAATCCCCCATGATCCGTCAAGGATTAAGGTGGGCTCAACAATTGTTGGCAGCTTGATTGTTTGTGACATTGTTTCGATGGGATGATGGGATGATGGGATGATGGGGGTGATTAACGTTTGGAGATTATACCCAAAGGGTACATATCACGCGCCTTGTCTAGCGCTTCCGCTCGGCAAGATGCCCTAACATGATCAGAATGTAAACCTTCATAATCACTGATACAATATAACCTTTCACCGGTTCCCCAGTATTGGGGATATTTGCCATAGGTGTAGCCTTGGCGGTTCAGCCTTACATGCTGACAGTAGACTCTGCCAGTGTAGGTTTTAGCGGCTAATCTCTCATCGTAAATTGTCATTGCGTTAGGGCGAGGGCGTGGAATGATGGAAATTAAGATCAGTCTTTATTCCAAGGGTGGAAGATATAAATCCCATCATCGTTGCAGGACAAAGCGCCATTAACGGTCTTACCGTTAATACTGGCACGGGCAGGTAAGGCAAAGGCATGCAACGGTTCGCCTGTTATCCTGGCAGCACGACGTTCTGTAGTGCCTGACACTATGGCGCCTTTGACGTTAGACAAGGTCGGCCCACCTATCCAATCAGCAAAACCTAATTGTTGCTGAGGATCGTGCGGGTTAGTTTCGTAGCGGTCGATTCTGTTAAGACCCATGGTGCTTGTTTGCTTTGGTACTTGCATATCCTACCATGCCTTAGCACGGTAGGATCTTAAATGCTTAACAGTTTGCAAGGTTGGCGCGGTGGCCAATTAAGTACAACAAATACTCCCTAGCATCCTCGCTTGCAGTACAGCCATTACAGCACCTGTTCTGCCATATTTCTATAGCTTCACTCTCAGACAGCGGTTTAGCGTTATTGTTTTGTGGGCGATCCGTCAAAATGTGCGGGAACTGTTCGGGGCCACCATCGCCTGGCTTGCGCCATACAAGCCAGAATGGGGCGGAAGTGATTCTTAGCCCTGACTTTGTTGTACTTTTCATAATAGATTGCCATGAATGAATTCAGCAGACAGGTTTGCCGATGCTAGAATAAAGCTCATCAATTCTGCCTTTAGAATCGGCAGCATTGTAGACATATAGCGCGACCCCCCTGGGGTCGGTTTGGTGGTAAATGGACAAACCATGCCTGGCAGCAATCTTGCGAGCAGACTCTACGCTTTGCTTCTCCTTATCCTGAATCGTAGGGCCGGGAATAGTAAAGCAGCCGTAGCGATCTTGAAAATAACGCTTAGGAGTTTCTTCATTGTCACCGTGCCATTTAATAGCGCCATTACATTCATCTTCATTCCATTTGTGAATAATTTTAGCTAATCTTTTAAGACTTGCCCATTCTGCGGCGGTGAATGGGGCGGTTTTTGTTGCTGTTGCCGTGGCCATCGCTGATTGGTGCGTGTTTGCTTGTTAATAGTAGCATGGTTGTTAAGCGACCGTGGCTGGACGCTTAACAGTTAGTAACAGTGGCAGCATCGTCAAGGCTTGACAATTTTTCGCTTATCTCTCCCAGGGTTCTTGCGTAGAAACAATCCTTATTATTTTTTTTTTGCACAAGCCATCTATGTTTTGAGCCTATAGGGTTGGCTCTTTTAATAAACCATATTCCATCGTTGCCGGCTGAATACCCTATGTATTCGCCTGTCCGACAACTTATGTCAATGTTAGGAAAAGATACGCCCATGAATGCTCTTGAATGAATGGCTTCCATACAATAGCACGCTAACAAGGCCAGCGCCTATGAATGCTTAACATTTAGTTGCATGAATGCCTGTTTCAGATGAGACTCATTGCGCTGCAAGGGTTCTCAACAAGTCTCAGTTTCAATCTCAACCGTCTCATCAGTGAGACTGGGCGCTGTCTCATCTGAGACTGGCCGAGACTCACCGGCAGGGAGTACAGGCTGCTCGACTGAGACGGTCAGCATAAGGTCCTCCTCGCTCAGGCCAGCGCTCTCCCGCAGCTCGCCAGCGATCTCGCCCGCCCTTTCGAGCCCCTTGAGTGCTGGCCCCCAGTCACCCCTCGCTATGGCCCCTTGAATGGCCGTCTGGCGGGCGGCAGCGACCATGGCCCGGCGTAGCTCTGGCGGGGCGCTCTCAGCGGCCATCAGGGCACGCTCAGCGCGGCGCTGAATGCGAGTCAGGGTGGCGTTGGTCAGGCATGAATGAGCCTCTACCAGCTTCCACCTAACTTGAACCGGCAACAATCCAGCAGCATAATAGTTGAATGCCTCTTGTGTTAAGGCTTCTAAATCTGGCGCCTCTTCATTCTCGCTGCTTTGGTCCCAAGATGCCTGCCAGGCGTTATGCGTGCGCAATAATCTTTCGCTATCTGGCCGGCAGTGAATGGGAGTTGGGTTAATGCGAGAAAGCGACGAATCCATGTTGCGTTTATCTGTAGTTGCATGATACTACTACGCGACATACTTTCATGCTTTTATCTTGCCGGCAGTAGGAAAATGGTCTTATAGGCTTGACTTATGGCGGATAATCGCCTGCATTTTTAGTAACAGGTCCAAAAGCCTGATGGGAGCTGGTAGAGATAGAGAGAATAGAAGAAAATACTTTTTTTCACTTTTTCTCTGTCTCATTGAGACTCATAGTGAGACTGT